CGGTTGTGATAGATAGGTCATCAATCTTGGTTGTTCCTACGGCACCTGTTGCAATCTTACCACTTGTAATGGCTGAGTCTGCAATGTCTCCAGTGGCAATACCTAAGTCTGCAATCTTAGCCGAAGTGACAGCGCCATCTGCTAATTTAGCAGTTGTTACGTTAGCGTCAGTAATCTTTGCAGTGGTCACAGCGTTTGCCTGGAGCATTGCTGTGGTAATCATATTTGTATCTGTTGTCTCAAGGACGTTAGCAATGGTCAACCCGTGTGCTGTGGTTGTATTCTCAATGTGAGTATTTGCCTCACGGAAGTCACGGCCAATAGCCATGTGACGAACCTTGGCACCTGCTGAGTGTGAAATAGCAGCAGTGCTATCAATAGGACGTGTAATAGTAAGAGTGTTGCTAGCAGAAGAACTAGGAACAATAACGTCTACAATTTCTTCAAGTGCAGTATCTGGGTCAATAACTACAGTAAATGTTTCAGACCCAGTAAGTGTAATACCGCCAAGAAGAGCAGTAGAAGAACCCACAACCATAGTACTTGCACCAGAACCTAGTGCTGAGGTAAGTGTGGTTTCCTGAGAAATAGAGGAATATTTGCGGACTGTCATATTTTAGTACCTCGTGTAGTGGATTCGGGTTGGGTAAACATCGCGGAGTTTTTTTGATTCTTCGTTAAGACGTTGCTGGTAAAGAGCAAGAAGGAATCGAGCAGTTGAAGCACCAGAACCATATTGAATCTTAGTGTCTGCATTGTCTGCTTCTGCAGAAGAATAGTTAAGGCGACCTGGGTCAATAAATGATGCTAAACGGTACGCTGCTCCATAAGCAATTACATCTTTACAAGATGAAGGCAATCCTGTAACTGCCTCAAATGTTGCTGATGATGCTGAGCCTGTAAGTGTAGTAGGCTTCTTAGTGTAATATACCTGCACTGTACGACCTGCTTCAATACGGTCATAGACTGATACAGTTTGTCCTGTAGCATAGGCTGTAACGTTAGCAAGCCCATCTTGGCGCCAATTACGAAGCGGAAGCCACTCACCTGTTGGGCCTGTTGGTTTGTACGATACATACAGAATTGTTTCTGTATCAGCAGGTAAAGAGTAGGTTGTTTGAACAGCATTGTACGTAAACGTATGCACACCTGCAGCAAACAATGTAGGAAATACTGCATCAATTGTATCGTTAATAGCCTTCTTGATTGTTGCGCGTGGGAAGGTTGGTGCTACAGTCACCTTGGTATTTGTTGTATGTGCTGCAGCAGTAGTGCCATGATAACCACGACCATAAGGTGCTATTGTGGCTGTTGATGAGATTCTGTCATAACTATCAATCCAGATAAGTTCATCATCAATCTCAACAACACCTTTGCCAATATTGGTCACATTACCAAGACTGAGAGACAGACCAGAACTGGTCACGTCAGCAGTCAAGTGCGTAGTGCGGTCTTGCCTTAATGTATAGCCTGACAGATTGAGACTAATCTCATCTACCAAATTGGCGTAGGTCGTTGTCATTGTTATCCTTTAGTTTGAATTACTTAATCTTGTTTCCGTACAGGTCCTTCTGAGTTCCAGCCTTGTAACCATTCTTCTTTGAAGAAGTTGTAGCCTGCTTCTTAGGAGCAGAAACTATTACGCCAGACTTAACCTTGTTGCCGTACATATCCTTTTGTACTGGCTTAGCACCAGGAGTCTTGTAAGGCATGTTCTGACGATTAGGATTGCTTGGAGCCATTACTGTGTTAGCACCCATGCGAGCAGCATCTGCTGATTTAGCAACTGGCTTAGCAGGCTTTGAGGCTGCTGAACGAGCAGCATCTGCTGATTTGTAAACAGCACCCTTAGCAGGCTTCATTGCATTAGCACGTGCTTCATCTGCTGATTTTGCTGCTGGCTTACTTGGTAATGCTGCTGCAACACGCTTTGCACCGTATAGACGCTTCAAACCTTCACGCATTTCAGGAGATGCATTTGCAGCACCCTTTAGTGCCTTAGTCATTCCCATTGCTTTAATCTTGTCAATAGTAGCCTGTGAAACTTTAGTTCCAGGAGTTACTACTGTCTTTGACTTTGTTGCAGCCTTCTTTTTGGCTACGTTAGAGGCTGTGCCTCTGTACTCTGAATTCATTGCCATTACCATTTCACCTTATCTGCCCAATATGCGGCACTCATTTTTCCTTTGTTGATGTTCTTTGCATGTCTTGCTTTGAAAGACTTACGTCGTGCTGCATAGGCAGCAGATTCTCCTGCTTTTTTAGGTGAGCCAGAAACGCCTTGCTGTCCAAAGCGTATGGTCTTGACCTGGCTACCTACCTTAGCCACAACAACGTGTGACTTAGTAGGGTGGCTTGGAGTACGCTTAGGCTTATTATAGCCTGCAACTCCTGCCCGAATTAATCGTGAGTCTTTCATCTGTAACCTGCTGTCTTCTTTGCTATCTTTTTAGGTTGTCTTACAAACTGCTTACCCTTGCTATTTCCCTTAGCCTTAGCCTTGTTAGTAGCAGCCTTCTCAGCAGGAGTTAGAGCATCCCATGCTGCCGACGGCAGATAACGCTTTTTGCCTTTAGATGGCTTGCCATCCGAAGTCTTCCATTTTTGAGCAGTCCACTTCTTAAGTGACTGTTGGGATTTAGCCAGTGCCATTACTTGTAGCCTCCGCCTGCCTTTTTGTATTCAACAGCAAGTAGTTGTGCCTTACGTGCTGACCACTCCCCAGGGTCTCCACCCTTAGAGCCAGCCTTAATCTTCTTAAACAAAGAAGCACGCATACCAGGCTTAGTGTAATTACCAGCAGCATTGACTTTAGACTTTGCTTTCTTCTTAACTGGCATTTACTTCTTCTTTGCTTTAGGCTTTGTATGAGTTAGTACCTTGCTAGATGCTGTGTGGGTTGCACCTGTATGAACCTGGCCACCCATCTTATGAACTGCACCCTTGTACTCTTTACCATTCTTGAGATAATGCTTAGCGGTTTTGCTCATTTCTTTTTAGCCACCCCTGCTGAGCGTAGTGCGATAGCAATTGCTTGCTTTTTGTTCTTGACTACTTTTGCCTTCTTAGGACCCTTTGGGTCTTTACCAGAATGCAATGTGCCAGACTTGAACTCACGCATTACCTTTGAAATCTTCTTAGATGAAGCAGACTTCTTCACTTTTTCTTAGCCTTAATCTGCTTACCTGTCTTATCATCATAACGACGACCTTGAAGAGCGGCACCAAATAGTTGACCAAATGCTTTATCTTCTTTACGCTTTAACATATTGGCGCGTGCATCAGTTCCTGGGCCAGACTTTTGACTCATCTCACCAGTTGCTTGATAAGCGCGGAAAGACTGACCAAGTTCCTTCTTAAGGTTATCTAGGTATGACATTTTCTTAGCCATTACATACCACCAAATAATCCACGCTTTGCTGCCTTCTTAGCAGTCTTCTTTGCCGCCTTCTTCTTAGTGCCGTATTCTTTCATACGCATGGCAGGGCCTTCCATCTTTTCATGCTTCTTCTTGGCTGCCATTGATTTGTACTTCTCACCTTTAACTGACATTAGACTAGACCCACTTCCGTTAGTTTCTTGACTGTGTTGTTTTGTATCATCTTGCTATTACCCATAGTGTTAGCATCAAATGCCTTACCCATGACATCAGAAGCACGTCTTGCTTCTTGGATTTTCTTCATTGTGGTACCAGCAGGTTGAATCCCCTCGGCACGTGCTGCACGATAGGCTTCTAACTCACCGTCCCACTTCTTATTACTTGTCTGCTTCTGTGATGATGCATCTCCTGGGTTCATCTGTAGACCCAGTACCTTGCATCCAAAGCAGCCATCCACATCCTCAGGATGGTCTTCTCTGTGCTTCATACAGTCTCCACTGTGTAACCTGCAGCCTCAAGGCTAGCCTTCTCCTCTGCGCTGACTTCATACGAATATCCCCCGATATACGCAATGTCTGCATCTTCAACCTCTTCTGAGGATGGATAGCGGACTTCAAAATAATCACCGTCTATCTTCAAGACTGTAACGCCTCTTACGAGCCTGTAACGGCTGAATAAGCGACCTTCACCTGCGGGGCCTTCGCTCACTGTAGGTGTTGTGAATTTGTATGCCATTTAGCCTCCTAAGCCGTTTTATGGATAGAGCAGGAGTTGCCCCCTGCCCCACCCATCTAATTACTTAGATTACGCCTGTGGACGTACTGATGAAGAAGTCTCAATACGGTACAACGCAGCCTGACGGAAGACAGCCCAGTTGATGATTCCATGCCAGCCGACTGGACGGAAACGGTTCAACTTGTCAACAACGTTACCAAACTCAATGCCTGGTTCCTTCCATACAGCCTCAGCAAGTGCTTGCTGGCCTAGTACGTAAGTGTTGTAAACACGTGTCTGAGTTCCGCCTGCGCCTGAACCTGACTGTGTGTTAGTCATGTTTGGTGACTCGATGAAACGAACACCTTCCCATGCGCCTAGTTCACCAGCAAGTAGTGGACCTGCGTTCTGGTACTCGTGTGGTGTACGCCAGATGTTGTTACCTGTTTCTGTGCGTAGGTCATGTGAGACCTCTGGGTGGATGTATGAAACATACATTCCGCCACGTGTTAGAACGTTGTTTGCACGCAACTTTGTAACTGCGTAACGAACATCGCGTCCCTTGAATGTATCTGTTGTTGTAATTGTTGTCTTTGCAGCAGATGTTGAAAGTGCTCCAGCAGACTCACGAATTACGTTTGTTCCTGCATCAAGAATAGCAGCAACACCATTGTCTAGTGTCATTGCCATGTTGAATGCAACTGCATTAGCAATCCATGGGTCAACATCAGCAAGAGTCATAAGTGACAACTTGCGAGTTGGAAGTACAACGCGACCTAGTTCTGTTTGTGAGACATCTAGGGTTGTTGTTGCTGGAAGTGCTACTGCATCTGGGTCTACAGTTTCAGCGAGTGTTGCACCAGCAATTGTGGTGTCAGCAATATCGTTGTGGAACTGGAAACGGATTGAAGAACCGTCGTGAGTTGGGTTTCCGACCTTCTTGTCCGCGATAGCGCGGAACTGTGGTGTTGTACGCAAGTTGAGTTCAATCAACTTGTCATACGCCATAGTTACTAGATTGGAACCTAACCCAGAGGTTGTAGTTGAAAAGACATCAGCCATTTGGCGATATCCCCTTTCTGGTTAGTGTGCGGTTTTTACTGACCGCTGAGAATGGATAGAATCTCTTCTTCCGAACTTGCGTTAGCAATACGATTTTCTATATCGTTAGAAGAAGGAGGTGTATCTGCTCCAGTTAGCACAGCATCCATTTTCTGCATAGCAGCGATATCATTTTGATTTACTGCTGGCTTAGGTGTCGGTGTGTATCCGAAGACATCACCGTTTGCATCTAGCCAGGCACTGATAGCATCTTCAGATGCCTCGATATCAGATGGAATGAATTGTGCAATCTTTTGATTTACACCTTTGGATGTAAGTACATCCTTTAGAATCCGCTCTTTTTGGGCTTTGGTGAGTTCACCATATGATGATTCCAATTCCTTGTTTCTGCGCTGCTCAGCCTTTAGTTGCTTTCGTAGTCGCTTAACAAGGTCTGAATCTGATTCAAATGCAGGTGCACTTGTCTCTTCATCATCTTCGTCATCTGCCCAGTAGTTGTCGCGGTTTTCGCTCATAGCGAGTCTCCCTTTTAGTAGTTATCGCACACCTCAATATCAGATGGGGTATCTGGATTGGCTTGTACTATCGGTCTATTACGCCCCCTGGGGCCGATTGGTCCAGGTGGGGATTCTTTATAGGATTCCTAGTACGTTTGCTTGACGTAGGGAACCTGATGTGGTACCTGCTGTACCTTGGAAGGCACGTATATTCTGCTCAGCCAATCTCTTACGACGTTCTGATGCAGTACCCATAAACTCTTCTTGTAGAAGACTGCTCTGGATATTTTCTGTGAGTGCAGCATTAGACTCAACAGTGCCACCAGCCTTCTCATAAATCTGAGCAAGTTGAGTTGTAGGCTCTAGTGTTTGAGCAATGTTCTCAAATCCAGTTCCAGCAAGTTGAGCAATCTGTGCCTCTGAATAATTCTTAGAAGCAAGAGTTGCTGTCAGTTGCTTAAATCCTGATAGTTGCGCTGCTGATGTTGAGATACCAGACTTAGCACGACGAAGTGCTTCTGCTGTGAATACACCAGTTTGACGATTAAGTTCTAACTGCTCTTTACCAATCTTAGGGTCTAAGTAGAAGTCTGTTAAGTCAGCAGCAGATGAGATATAACCAAGTTTAATAAGTGCATTAACCTGGAATGGGTCTGCTTCTAGTGCTCGTAGTTGAGCAGTTCCAGCACGCTCTGCAAGGTCCTTAACTGTCACATCATTCTTAACATATGACTTAAGTGCATCCTGTGTAAGGTACTTAGAACTTAACTTATACTTATCTACAACACCCTTAAAACCTTCAATTGTATTAAACAGTTCATTTGCAGTCTTAGGTACAGTTAATCCCTCATTAAGATATCCATACTCTGTGTAAAACGGAGATGTAATCTTATTGCCATTCTTAAGTGTGTATTCTTTGTTGTTTAGAAAGATTTCTGTAGCATTGTCATAGTCAAGACCATCTTTAAGAAGTCCATTAAGGAATGCTGTAGATGATTCGATAATGCCTGATGAGAATCCCATACCCTTAAGAGCAGCCTTGAGGACATCAACATTAGTAGTTGGAGCACCAGTAGTGATTGCAGAGTCAGTAACAATCTTGTTAGGGTCTACAACAACCTTGTTAGGGTCGGTGACAACTTTATTAGGGTCTACAAGAGTAGTGTTAAATTTCTTAGCAATTACTGCAGGTGACGGTCTAGTTACAACACCAGTAGTAACATTAAAATAATCGCTTAACTGACCACCATAAAGGCTAACAAATGATTCGGCTAATGATTTTGCATCATTGTATGCCGCAATCTGTTCTGGAGTTTTCTGAGTAACTGCAGTTGAAGTACCAGGAACTCCAGGCTTTAATCCAGTACCAGATACAAGGTTGCCCTGAGCATCATAAACATTGCCATAATTAGTAGTGCGTGTCTCTGGAATTGGTGTACCAATTGGATAGATTTCCTTGAACTCACCAATACCACCAGATGATGTGCGAACAAATTTAATGATTGCTCCAGCAGCAGCACCTTCTTGAGTTAACTCTGGCTTAGGTTGTGATTTGTAAGCAGCAGTAATACGGGCATTAGCCTCTGTAGCAGTTTCCCCTGGTAGACGGTTAGCGCGGTCAGTCGATTTTGCACCTGCAGCAACTTGCTTTGCTGTTTCAGCAGCAATCTGTTCTGGGGTCATTCCTTGTACTGGCATTATCCACGTCCCAACTTGCTTCTAAGGTTCTGAGTCAAGTCAACTGCTTCATTAACCGCTCTTGCTGTCTTGCCGTAGTCAGGATGGTTCATAACCATCTGGTTTAGTTCAAGCGCGTTAGGCAAACGGTAAACACCCTTATCATCTTTGAAGTTAAAAATAGAAACAGAAAATGGGTCATCTACAGTAAAGTTCTTTTCTAGTGCAGTAGAAATAGTCTCAAGGACTGGCTTGACGTACTTATCAGCATCTTCTCCAGCATTTACATACTCAGCAAGGCTCATATACTTTGTACCAGTCTGCTTACGAACACCACTCTCGTATTGTTTAATTTTTTCAGTTGCAACCTTTGGGTCTGTGCTAGATAGCACATCATTGATAAGCGGTGCTAATGTAACTAGGTCTGGAACCTTTGTATAGTTTGCTTTATGGAAAGCAGAAATAGAATCATAAAGTGACTTAGCAGTACCGCCAAGATTGTCGACTTTCCACTCAGTGTTAGGATTATTAGATACCAAGAAATCAGCAAGGAATTGCTGTTGCTCCTCTGGTGTAAATCCTTCTCCGCCAGATGTGCTTTGTCCAGTAACAATTGATGTGTAACGCTTTTGACCTGCTTGGTCTAGCGCAATCTTAGAGTAGACAGGATTTCCAAACTTATCAATCTTTTGTTGCTTAGTCTTAGGGTCAATAACTGGCTTGCTTTTCTTGTCGTAGATAGGAGCAAACTCAGTTGTTGTCTTTGTGGTTGTAGGAGCCTCTTGAGCCTTAACTTGAGCATTCCAAGCATCCTGAAACTTCTTATCTAACTCTGCAGATGGGTTTTTACCAAATGTTGTAAAATAGGCATTATTGTAGTACTGACGAGCATCGCCAAGGTCCTTAAACTGCATAGCAGTCTGGATTTGCTTAGCATAGCGAGTAGTAGTATCTGGCTGCTTAACAACCTTACCTTCACCACTAAGACTTTTGCTATAGGTCTCAAGGAAAGTAAATGGGTCAGTATTAGTGCCAACAGAGGCAGCAACTACCTTATCCAAAGCACTGGCAAAGCCTAGTGAATTCTTGGTTAATCCAGTCTTGACCAACAGGTTTGATATGTAATCAAACTGATTCTTGAAACCTGTAGGACCAGCAGTGTTATTAAGAGCACGGTTAAGGTTCTGGTAAGCCTGAGCCTTTGCTAATGGTTCTGTAGCAAATGCAAACTTGTAGAATAGATTTTCTGAGTCAGACCAAATGTTAGGAGCGTTTAGATTACCAGTACCCTGAACGTTTGACATTGCAGCGAATGCAGTTGGTCTAACTGTAAAACCACCCTGCGATGGAGCATAAGGTACTCTAACGTCAGCCATTACTTACTCTCCTTTAATATTCCTGCAAAGACTCCGTAGTACATACGGATGAAATCAGGGTTTTCTGTCATTAATCTTTCTCCTAATGCAACAAGTTCATCGCGCATTAATGTTGGAAGTCCACCCTTAGATGAAAGTTCTGCGTAGTTACTAACCTTTATCTGATTAAGTGAATCTTTGAATCTCTTGAATACTGGATAGAATTCAGATATCTGCTTGTAAACTGGTGATGACTGCATTGCAGGGTCTTGTAAAGCCTTTTCAACAACTGCAATACGGGCATCTGAAATGTTTGTAACCAATGTATCTACTGGACGCGCGCCACCAAATTGCTTGTCTAGTTTAGCAATCTGTTCTGCATACCAATCGCCTGTGTAATAGCCAGCAATCTGTTGTTCTGCAATCTGGCTCTTGAGCATTGCATAAACCATGCCCTCAGACTCCTGCATAATCTCAGCAGTAGATAACTTACGACGAGCACCTGTCTTAACCTGCCAGTTGTAGTACTTCTGTGAGTACTCTCCGCCTGGGAAGAAGAAAGGAATTACATCCTCATTAGGACGAGCATACTTGTTATTAGCACCTGGATTGTTGTTTAAGAACGTCCAAGCATCTTCCATACCTGATGAACCAGGTGTGGTTCCACTTACAGCAACAAGAAGGTTCTTTGCGCCAAACTGTGCGGCAAACTCTGAGATTGCTCTGCCCTGGTCTCCAGGGTACTTATCACGCAAAGTCTTTAGTTGTTTGTAAAGCATAGTCATTGTCATGAAGTTCTGCTTGTTCTCAGGGTTCTTGATACTAACTAGAATCTCCTGAATAGGAACTGATGGGCTAATAGACTGTAGCAAACCACCAAAGATACCATTCCAGCGTGAGATACGAGTAGCATCATTGAATAATCTGATGCGCTCTTCATCGCTAGCAAGCGGGTTATCTCCATACTCACCAGTTGAGGCTAGGTATGATGCCCAGTCCTTAACGCCACGTAGCGTAGTCGCATCGCTTCCTAATCCAGCAGCAGTTGTTTTCTTAAACCATGCTGGGAAGATAATGTCACCAAAGTTATTAGGCTGTCCAAATGGAGTTATAATATCTCTAATAATATCATCTACTGGACCAAAAGCACTTGCTCTTCCAGTAAGTTGATATCCTGCTACCAATGTAGGTCCAATACCAGGGATAACTGGGTTAAGAGAACCAAATGCAAGGTTAAGTGACTCTACAGGTGTTGTAATCTGCAGTGCATCCTTTGCGCTGATATTACGCGCAGCCAATGCACCAAGTACGCTACCTACAATTGGCATCTTAAAGCGCAACTGTTGAGTCTGTTCATCCTTGTAAAGGAAACCCTGGTTATCATCATATGTCATACCAGACACATCATAGATAACGTTTGTACCTTCTTTAGTAAGAGCATCAAATGCTTTACCAAACTTGTAGATAGGCACAGGGTTAGACCATGTAAGTTGACTCCACTTACCAAGTGTATTGTAGTGTGCCTGGGCAAATGGTGCTACTAAACGATAAGCATTAGCCCACTGCTTCTGTTTTGCAGCGTCGTAGAATAAATCCTTGACATACTTAGAAGCCTGGTCTGCAGCAATACCGTCAAGTGTCTTTAATGATGTGCCACCGACGTGGACGTAATTTTCTTGCTTGAGGCGGTCTTTAAGTGTCTTGTTAATAACACGAAGTCCAGGAGGAACACGACCAAAAATCTTTTTGCCACCACGAGGAGCAAATGTCTTGTTTGCATTATTACGCAAAGTGATTAAGTCTTTAGTGTCTAGCATATCTGCATAACCAGCAATGTAGTCCCAGTATGCAGCATCAAACTCTGGACCAAAGTTCATCTTGCTTTCAGCGCGTGCTGCTAAATTAAAGAACCAATCTACAAACTTCTGACCCTGTTTTGTAGCACCTGTGACGCTTGTCTTTTCAACCATATTGGTTGCAACAGAACCAGTGAGTTGCTCACGCTTAAATAGTTCTTCAACGCGCTTAACGTATTCCTTTTCAGCAGCAAGAACTTGTTCTGTAGTCAATCCTTGCTGGCGATAAGGAGCCTTAATTTTGACAACCTTGCCATTTTCTGCAGTGATTAATACTTCACCATCACGAATAAGGTTTAGAACTGTGTTTCGTTGAGCACCCTGACCAGCAAGAAGATTAAGTTGACCTGCATAACTGCTAGGTTGAGTCTCATCAAATAACCAGATAGCAATGTTTTCTGCATTCATGTTCTCTTTTACAAGACCAGGACCAGTTTCTAATCCAGGATTCTTAAGAAGAATCTCACGCATGCCTTCATTGTTGTCATAAATTGCGGCTGCAAACTCTCTTAGTTTATTTCCTGGCTCATCAAATGTAGCAATTAAGTTATCTACATATTGTGCTTGTGCCTCAGGATTTCCCATTTCAAGGATTCTGATTACATCAGGCATGAACTTATCTGAAGAGAAGTTGTTCATTGTCCACGCCATTGCCTTAAGGAAATCAGGGTGGTCTACGCCAACAGTTTGATATGCCTTAAAGATGCTAGCCTGACGTCCAGGTGCACCATAGTCACCAACAGAAGTACCACGCATAAGAGCACGACGAGCAATAATTGACTGTGATAGTTCAATCTCTGCATCTGTAGTCTTAAAGTAATCACCTACTGCATTGACGTTGTACTTAGAAGCCTTTGCAAGCATCTTTTGTATCTTGTTGCCTTCTGCATCTGACATTACCATAGCAATAAACCCAAGAGGGTTATTGAATAGGCTGTTATGACCTGAGAAGAACTGACGCATCTGCATTTCTGCAATGTTACGGAAAACGTAAGATGCACGACCAACCAACTGCGCTGTACGCCATAAGTCGTTAGTTTCCTCTAGCAAGATACGTGCAGATTTTGCCTTGCCATACAAAGGCAGATTAGTCTTGTATCCAACTACTACTTCATTAATCTTACGGCTATCTGGAAGGTTAATAACATCATGTACCAATTGACCTTCAAGAATACCACCAGTTAATCTGATATCACCATTAGGTGTCTTGATAACTGCGCCACCGTTATTATTGATAGCATTTTCTAAAGAATAAGACTTAATAAATGCTTCTTCATTACCAGCAATTCTAGTAGCATCTTTAAGTTCTTTAATTTTATCATCTGTAAGATTTAAGGTACGACCTACTTCATCCATTAACTTGCCAATACCAGTAGCAACAGCCTTAGCACGCTCTGCATTTGTAGTAGCCTTGAAGATGTCAAGTTGGGTCTCAGTAATAATCTTTTCTTGTGTGTTCTTGCCAACAATGCGCTTAATACCTAGAGAACTCATCCAGTCCTCAACACCATTATTAAGACCTGTTAAGTCGTTAAGATTAAGTGCTGTAGAACGGATATAGAAACGTCCAAAAGCCTTATTGATGTTCTCTGCATAGCGGATAGCATCAAGATTTACACCAGGAACCATACGTGCTACAGGGTTTGTAGCAATCTTCACACCAGCACTGAGTGCTTGCTTGATAGCAACTGGGTCTCCACCAGGTACGAATTGGTTTAAGAATACCTTAAATACCTCATCAGAGTTGGTTGCAGCAGCAAGTTCTGTAATCATATTGTCGTCTAATTTACGACCAAATAGACGACGAAGGCGTACAGGATTAGTTTCTTTTGCAATCAAATCAGCAATAGGCTGGAAGTTGCGACCAAGAATAAACTTAAGTGCCTTCTCAGCATTAGGTGTATCTAGAACTTCACCCATAAAGTTATCTGTGATACCAACTTGAGCCAAGATTGACTCTTTGAATACGTTGTTTTCTGTAATCTCAAGTTCTAACTTAAGTAGGTTCTTAATACCAGCGTTTGCTGGGTCTTGGATAAGTTCTTTTAGAATTTCTGGGTCATTGTGTGCATACTCACGAAGAGCCTTAAACCACTCTTCTTTATCTTTCAAATCTAAAGTCTTGTTTGATAAAGTATTGATTTCGTTTTCTAAACGAGCAATCTCATCTTTTGAACTCTTAACTGAATCAAGAAGTTTAAGAATATTAGGTCCAAGGTTAGTTGGGTCTAAAATCTCTGCAGCAGCATTACCAAACTCTGCCTGCTTAGCAGCAAGACGCTTAGTATTAGTTACTACAACTCCACCAGTCTCGCCATAGATAGAACGAATATTTGTAAATCCGTCTACTTTCCAGACTTCCCGTATTAAACTAGAAATTTGGTCCATAACTTTAGGATTTTTATACTCAATAACCTCTGCAATAAGTTTACCCATAGGTGTTGCGCCTACTAATTCATCTCCCATAGAGAACAATGAGCCGACAAAACCTTCAAGGTTTGACATATCTTCGCGTAGTCTTCCAGATAATTGTGTAAGAATACGGAATTCAACTTCATCTTTTTTACTTCTTGCAACTTTATCTAAAGCATCTGCAAATTTAGTACGATTTGCACTTTCTAAAGCACGTACTTCTTCACCAGCATCAATAAATGTATCTGCCATGTCAAGGAGTTTTAATTCTCCTTCACCCTTTAGTGTGACAGCAAACTCATCTGCAGCATGAACACCAACTGAAATTGCGTTTGCACGTGGTACTTCATCCATAATAAGGAAACCATCAAAGAATCCGCCAGTGTTTTTCATATCAGCACTGAGAAGTCCAATAGCCTTGGTCAATTCACCAGTCTGTACTGTAGGATTTTCTACAAGCCACTTAGCAAGTGCAGTAGGAGACAGCACAGCATCGGCTGCCTTATCTACACCTTCCCAAGCATAGATATCTTTAGAAGTATTGAGAAGTTTCTTGAATGTATTAACCTGAACATTTGTAATTTCTGCTTCGCGTGCAATAATTTCTTGCTCTGCTTTTTTATACTGAGTTGCAAAACGCTTGTAAGGACTAGAAATCTTTTTAGATTGCTTATCTCTTAAAATCTGATTGGTTTTTTCAAGTTCATCAATGGCATCTTTAGCCATGTTGTCAAAGCCAGCCTTGTTGAACTGTGCTAATTCTTTACTTAAATTAGTAACTGTTTTACCTTGGGTTATAATTTTACCTACAGCGCCAGGTCCTGCCCAGATTGATGGGTCTAATGATACGTTAAGTACAGCATCTACAATACCAGATGATACTCGATAGGCATTTCCGTTAGGATTCATGCCTACGCCATTGAAAATACCTCTACCAATAGTAAATGACTTACCATTGATTCTTCCGTATTCGCCCATAGACTTTGCTTGTGCTTTACCAACTTTGCTTTCAGGTGTGATAAAGAAGCCTTCACCTTGTCCACCAAGACCACCTGTAAGGGAAACGTCACCTTTAAGTGCTCCTCTGTATATCTGTCCAAGTTGTGTGCTTTCACCAAGAAAACCACCAGCAATATCTTTTACTAATTGACCAGCAGCGCCTTCTTCTCCACGAAATGTTGCAACAGTACTGCGTGCAATAGCAGTAGTTGCATCATAAGGAGAGCGAAGTCCTGCAAAAAGTAGACGAGTAGTACCCTTAAATGGGTCATAAACTATATTATCAAAAGCACTCTGTACCGCACCTAAGATTCCACGGCTAGGTTCAACCTTCTTCTTAAGTTTATCTACATTGAAAGCATCTGATTTAAGCGCAGCGATTCCGTCTATTGTTGTAATTTTATCCAGCCCAGGAGTATTTGCATCTAATCCTTGGCGTACCATAGACATAACAAGGTCCTTGCTCATGCCAGGATACTTGTTAGTAATGGAGTTAAAATTTGCATAGGTCTGAGGAGTCAATGACCCCATCTGAACCTGCATTAGACGTTGCGCTGGAGTTAAAGCCATTACATAGATTCCATCTCGTTGTACGCTTCAACCATCATCATAAGTTGACGTGACTCTGGATTTGCTGCAGCCATAGCGCGAACGAAGATAGAATCAGGGTTTGGTGCGTTAACAGGAAGCGGTTGTACTTCTGGACCACGACCAGGACCACCTGGAGCACCATCTGAAAGAGGAATTCCCTCACGTCCTGAGCCAGGTTCAAATGCACCTATAGAAGGAATTTGAGAAATAGGAGTTCCTGTATTCATATTTACGCTAGGCACATTAGTAGATGCACCACCTGCAATAGATGTTAATTCTGCACGCTGACCATATGCGCCACCAGACATATTCTGGACTTTTGCTTCACGCTGAATTTTCTTAACACGCTCAGAAATATTATTGTCTGTACGCTTAGAGTCGGCACCCATGCCTGAGACTACTTCATTTGTCGCCATTAGTCTTCATCCTCATCTAAGTATTTTCTAACATCATCTAGTGTTGGTGCCGATGTCATCCATTCAGGATGAATCTCTTTCATTCCTAAAACCCCTAATGAGATTTCAACTGAAAAACCTGCTCTACGTAGGGCCTTATAAAACTCATGTAACTCAATAGCATACTGGTCGAGTTTTGAGTAGTTATCATCAACTACTGCTTTCTTCTTCCTTGTAGCCATTTGTTTTCCTTATCCTAGTCCTGCCAATATTGTTTGTAAGTCTGCTGGCGCTCCCTGTTGTGGAGCGGCTCCGCCAGAAGGTTGTCCAGGAGCCGCGGGGGATGTGGGCGATTGCTCAACTGGGCCTTGTGTGCCTGGCGGAGCCATCTCTGGCTGAGTTGGTTGTTGAGGTGCTTCCACCTTAAACACGGCCAACGCAGCAGCCTCTATGCTCTCCCCTTTACGACGACGTTCAATAACGTCGGCAATATTTTGGATTAACTTAGATGGGTCCTGACCTTGTGCAACCATTGCTGGAATCGCTTGTGCGCTTGCAGTAATTGATGCAGTAAGGTTCTCGCGCATTTTTTCAATCTCAATACGTTGTTCTTCCATAGATACATTTACAGACCATGGCAACTCACGACGGATAAAGTCCTTAGATACTAAATCAGCACCCAATGCTTGGAGAGAGAAAATCAGAGCACGCGAAGGGTCTAATCCAGCCATCAAGCCATATCGGACTTCTACCGAAGTATCGCCCTTAATGTCCTTGCTTGGCATGTACTTTAACTCGTACGGTGTGCCTTGCGCTACGCCTCTGACACTCTTTTCCTTATTGAAAAGGAGTTCATCCATTTCAAAACATAACTTGAGTACATCTTCCAACACCTCAGCAAGGACTGTTTGACCAGCCTTAATCTGAGAGTCGAAAGCACCAAGTAATGCCTGGACACCCTGACCAGTGATAACACTAGCGTCAATGTTTCCAGTTCTACCTTCAGGATAACGAGCACCTAAACGCAATTCAGATTGGAGTGCTGATTGCTCCTGGAAAGTAGCCGCGGGAATATCCAAACGGACACGCCCAACACCATTAGGTTGTGAAGTACGGATGATTGCATCTGGACCCATAGGCATATCCAGAACATCATCAGGTACAACAAGAGGAGCCTGGATTGACTTTTCAGCCGCTTCCATGGCTAGGTTTGCAAAACGTGCACGAGCAAGTTGTACAAAGATTACATCATCAAACTGTCCACGAGGCTTACCATCAATAGATGGACGCTCTGCAATAATAACAGTCATCTTGCCCATAGGGTTCTTAGCAGAACTTAAAACAAGGTTCTTGCGTGAAGGCACATACAAAACAATGAAGTTCTTATCCATGTAACGGATAACTTCTAGTTCAGAGTTTAGATTCTGGTCATAACCAAACTGACCTAGGATTGAGTTTGCATGCTCAGGGAACTCATTTGCTAGTTCACCAATGCTCTTAACATAACGCTTTGCGTATGCTACTAGGCGACCAAAACGGTCACGCTCATAGTAGACACCAGTTGGGTCTTCAACGCGAATACGAGGAATATTGTTTTCCCAGTCTGGCTCAACGTGTACAGGCAAGAAACCATAAGAGAAGTACTGGTCAGAACCTGGGTACATCTGAGTCTGCAAGCGTGAGTGATAAACGTAGTTGTTGGCAATCATGCTGCGCTTGTCAGCAAAGGCACGTGCTCTATCTGATGTTACATTTGTAGTAGAGCAGTTGATTGATGGTAGTGGTGCCAAGACCTCTGCCAAGTCGCGTGCTGCAACATCTACAAAGTTAGCCACCATTGCATGTGGCATACCTTCTGGAAACAAGTCAGGATAAATATCAAACATCTTACCCTGGCGTACAGAAAGCACATTAGCCATCTGTGCATCGCGGTCTACCGCGCGATGCTTCATAGCATCTACGCGACGCGCAATTACGTTAATGTCTGACATTGTTATCCTATTCGTATTCGCCAAATTCGTAGTCGTTTAGATTGACCATATAGCGTTCTCTTTGTTGTCTTGGTGTTGCCCATCTATTAGACATATGGCTTTGACCCATACGGGTTGTACCAATGACCTCACGTGCTCGTAGTTCACAGAACCACAAAGCCATTACACAGTCTGTCTTACCTTTAGTATCAGGCTTCCAAGTAATCAATTGCTGGATTAAAGCCTTAATACCTTCTGAACCATCTTGCGATGGAAGTTCCATAAGATTATCGTCTTGATGTACATTGCTACGCATAGTGCCAAACAAGCCAGACATAGCAGCAACACCAAAGCCAGTATCCCATTTGTTTTTGCCAGTAAACTGACTAGAGAATCTCACACCTACAGATGCTAAGAAGTTACGCAAGTTCTCATCCAAGGCGTAAGCCTTCTGATGAGCGTTAGTTTCAATACGTAGTTCTTGTGGGCGATACTTTTCAACCCACTCTTCAATTAACTTTTGAATCTTCTGCGGTGTAGGCTCTTGCATATTCTCTACATCCAAGATGTATCGTTTGCGCGTTTGCCTATCTACCGTCATAATAACAGCAGCGGTATTACCACTCATCGCAGGGTCTAGACCCATGATGGTGTACCACTGACCTTGCTGACTGGGGTGACCAGGAGTACCAGGCTTTAGAGGTCCTCGTTTGCGCATCCTATTGATAGAACCTTGGACACACGCAGGGGGAAAAATAGAGTCTTCTTGGACATCTTGCTGTTGATAAACAAGTGCCCAAGCAGCAGGAGAGACTTCTGAACGTCTACGAAACAGTGCTGGCCCATTCCATTTAGGATAAAGACCGTCTTCATCGGGAAGG